GTAATGGTCAACCAAGACAGTGGAAAATTAACAATGGCACCAAGCATGGTGTCAACGGTTGCCTCTTTGAGGGCGGCTTTGTCTATCTTCATGAAATCTCCTATCTGGATTGATTATACATTAATTTATGTTGGGAACAACACTTACTTGAAAAAATGAATATAGAATTTGTCAAACTCAGTTGCAATCGTCTTGCTGACAGCGGCCCGGCATTTATGGGTGTACGGTCAAAATATCTGACTTTTTTGAACTTTTGTTTTGGAATCCAATAGAGTCCCTAGTTATATAGGCTTTCTGGACGTGTAATAAGTGCAAATGTTAGCACTGTGGACACATAGTAGATGTTGGTCAGCGGCAATGTCATACTCACGTCATACAAAAATGTGTCGTAAGTTACTGATTTACCGTTGTTTTTTAATTTTTGACCGATTTTTGGGGTTCCACAGAAAAAAAACGCCCTCTCTTGGTTTTCTACAGGATATTAATGAACTGCCTTAACTTAGAAAGTGTCATACATCGTCATACTTTGCATCTATAATATCGCCACCGAATATCTCTTTGAGTCGTCCTTCTATATCTTTGTGGCTCATGTTATCCAAGTTCGCTGTTATGTTGAGATTCTCTGTCTTCTTTATCTTCAGTCCAGCCAATTCATTCAGTTCTCGCAATGCTGATACCGATGCATTGAACTGCCCTTTGTTATATGCCTCTTCACTAATCTGCCATAGCATCTTCGCTGTCTTCTCTGGGGTAATCGCATACTTGTGTGCAAGCTCTTCTTTACCAACCTTGATGGCTTTGAGGACATTTGGATAATCCTTACCGTTCAAGAATCTAGTAGCTGCTTGAGCTGGGAACTCAAAGCCTGCTCTTCTAGCTGCCTCGGTCTGTGTGCAATTGTCATTGACATAATGCCACACAAAGGCTGACTGCATATCTGTTAGCTCAAACTCCGGGTCTGACTCAAACGCACTTGGTCTATTAACCAATGGTTTATCAGGTGCGTTCTTACCTTTCTTCTTCTCTGCCATATCTAATCCTTATATCATATCCAACAGGGTGTAGGGTAGAGGGTATGCGTTCCCTAATACTATATTGTTATATATAAGCCATACTATATATGTATACCTACACCTATATATACTTAATAATATTATTATTATATATACTATACACTATACCCTAATACATACCTAAACAGCGTAACAATGGGGTCTCACGGTCAGGGTAAGGAACAGGGCATTGGTCTCTCCTTGCCATACCCTATCCCTTAAGCCCAACACATAAACACCAAATGTTGACCAATTTGCCATACCCTACCCTACCCTTAGCAATTTATATCAACGTGCGAGTCTGCATGCAGCTTTACAAAATACTCTGCATCCAAGACAACTAACACCTTACTTCTGTTGCGTTTAATAACCAACAAAGGCTCATAGCCCTTGCAATTCGTCTGTGCTTGGTCATACGACTTCCACACATTCAAGCTTTCCTGATTCTTACATTCAATGCTGTAGGGAAACTTATCCCTCGATTGTTTGCCCATGATGATATCTTCACCCTGAGAACCCATAGGTCTGCTTTCTAAATCTTCTTCATCTAATCCTAGTAGGTCCACCAGCATCTGCCTGAACTTCTGCTGTAATAACCTACCCTTTTGTTTTGCTGATTGTGGCCTCATCTATTATCCTTATTAAAACGGTGATTCCTCCCATACTGATTTATCTTCTGGTAAGTCCACCAAGCTAACATCATACACTTTCTTACCGTTTGTTTTCCTAGGGTCTATGCCATGGTCTGTTAACACCCTACTTGCATCCTTGAAGTCTATGTTGCGAGGGTTGCGTATACCCAATGCTCGTAATAAAGCAGTGAGCTGCCATGCTATCTTCTCTGTATCTAATGCATCAAAGTCTACATGTTGTAGTAATAAGTCTTCGACAGCACCCTGAGTCCTGAATCCCTCGTTAGACTCTTGGAGCATCTCTCGTTCTTCTGTTGTCAGATACCAATTCTTTACACCCGGCTGATAGAGTGTTGCCTTTACCTCAGCCCACATCTGTTGCATGTCGATGCCGTGGTGTGGGTCGATGTCTGTCACCTTGATACACCAGAACCTTCTGTTACCACTACCGTCCATTAAGAACTCTGGCTCATTGACCGATGCAAAGAAAGCTGTGCGTCTCTGATAATTAGTAAAGCTTCTGTCATAGGGCAAACGCATTTCATCAGACCTTGATGTGATAAACGCCTTTAACTGATTGATGTCTGCTTTTTTAAAGGTAGACTCTAGTTCTCCCAGCTCTACTATCCAATGACTGACTGCTTTTTTTACTGAGTCTTTATCTTTAGGGTCAAGCGTTGCACCTTCACACAGCCAACCCCTGTTAAAATCCGCCAATCGCTTAAACCACAGCGTCTTCCCTAATCCCTGTGACCCTTGGAACACTAACAGTCCTTCTAATGCCACGCCACCTTCCTCAAAAGCAGCGGCCACACATGAAAGCAACCACTTCTTCATCAACATGTTCTTTAAGGTAACGTCCTTGCTTTTGACCGTGTTGCAGAAGTCATCGATTCTACTAACACCGTCCCAAGGCTTTGAGTCTATCCACTGTGCAACCGGGTTGACTTCTTTGGCTATTATTTTCATAGCATCTCTGACTCGTTGATGCGGTACAAAGTTCTTGATACATAAGTTCTCTACTTCTACCAAGAGTGCCTCATCTTTTAAATCGCTAATCGGCTTGAAGTTGGGTATCTCTATGTCGATGCGTTTTTTAATCACATCGTAATAACATTCAATCCCATGACTCTTCATCAATGCTTCATAGTTATCAGTAGTAGCCATAATCCTGCCGTTGGATGTTTTCTCAAACTCTACCAACTCTGGAACCTCTACCTTCTTCTCTATTAACTCACCGCTAATCGCCATTTGGTCGTTGAAGTCCATGCCTTCTTCTTCAGGCATGACTACTTCTGCGTTTGTTATTTGTGCTGCAGCGATAGCTTTATCTTTACCAACATCGTTCTCATCGTTGTCTGCATAGATGATAAATTCTTTATTCGGTAATGCTTCTGACAGCTTCTTTGATACGCTGAGCATATTACCTGCGTTAAAGCATACTATCATCGGTATTTGCTTTTGTTCGTAAACCGTCATACAAGTCGCATAGCCCTCACCTATACCAACCTTTGTTGCTTCTTTTAAATGTTTGGTTCCTACTATAAAGAAACAACCGCCTGTTTTACCACCGCTAAGAAATCGTTTACCGCCATTGGTATCAATCATCTGCAGGCTCCACAGCTTACCTGTCTCATCCATGATTGGGATAATCAGCTTACCCTTATATTCTCGTAAAGAATGGGATGCAACACCCTTACTAAGTAAGTACGGATGAGAGTCGCAGGGCAGTGCTACATCCCAAATCATTTTGGCTTTTTCTGATACCTTCAGCCATTTTTGTTCTTGGTCTAATCGTGCTTCTTCTTTGAATCGTGCTAAGGCTTCTGTGTCTACCTTTCCTGCCTTAACCCCTGACATTTTAAAGTTGTGCGTCTGTCCTGTTCGATAATCAGACGCAAATCCAACAGGTGTGCCGTAGTTGTCATAAAAAGCATAGTAGCCAGATAAGGCTCGTTTGTTGTTTATAACCGTGTAGGCTCTTTGGGGTTTGACCGGATTGATTTCTACCGGGTCTTTGCGTTCTAATCCGTGGTTCTCTAAAAACCTCTCAAACCTATGTATTGCATCGGTTGTGAGTGGTTTTGTAAAATCTTTATTATTGCCCTGTACATTTTTTATTCCCATACTTGCTCTCTCATCTTTTATTCTATATTATGTTCTATTGAATACCTTACAATATAGAATAATGTGAGGGAGATAACAAGAACTTTATAAATATTTTTTATTACAGGAGATAATTATGGCACTAACAATTAGTGAATCAGGTGGAGGAACCTTCGAACAAGCACCCAAAGGTATGCACAATGCAACCTGTTACAGGCTTGTTGATGTGGGAACACATGAAGAAACCTTTGAGGGGGAATCTAAAAAACGACACAGCATTTTTATTTATTGGGAGCTGAACGATGCCAAGATGGAAGACGGACAACCCTTTTCTATCATGAAGCAATACACGCTGTCTTTAAATGAAAAGTCTGCACTTTATAAAGACTTATGTGCATGGCGTAAAAAACAATTTACCCAAGAAGAGTTAGGCGGCTTTGACTTAACTAATATTCTTGGTGTGACCTGTGATTTAGATATCGGTGAGACTAGCACAGGTAAATCCAAAGTGGTTGCCGTTTATAGTCCTGACGGTGGTGCAAAGAAGGCACCGACAGTCAATGAGCAGATTGCTTTCGATATCGATGAATACGTTGCAGGCAACAAAGACATGATTGGGCTTTGGGTAGATTTACCTGCGTGGATTCAAACAAAAATTGATGAGTCTTTTGAAGTAAAAGCAAGAGACAGCAAAAGAGCAGCAGAAAAACCAAGCGGTGACTTTGAATCCTTAGAGTCTTTGAGTGAAGAGAAAGATAAGATGTTCCCTTCTCCTGAAGAACTTAAAGAAGACGACTTACCCTTTTAACAGTTTGGCTGTTGGGTTCGCCATTTTTCATATTTTTTTATGGACTCCTATTTATTGTGAATCTGACAGCCTTTTAATATTATGAATAATATAGTTGAATTAAAAATCAAAACAGAAATCAAAGAAGGCGTGTACCAAGACATGCCTTTTTCTCAGTACAACGAATTAGATGCTATTAGGTCACACGACTTAACATCTTTTACCAAAGACCCTTACACTTGGAAGTATGAAGAAAAGCCAGATAGCGAAGCTTCATTCTTTGTTGAGGGTAGATTGCAACATTGTTTATTTTTA